TTCCAAATACTGATTGTGGGAGTAATCTGGAATTCGACGTGAGGAACCTCATCACGAATCTTACGCATGTTCTTAACAATCTTGTCCCAGTCCGTGCCCTTGCGGATAATCTCAGCACCTGCGCCTTCTGCGTCCAAACTGGCCCAGATCTTGACTTTAGAGAACTTCTTCCACAACTTAACCAAGTCTTTGTTCTTGTACTTTAACACACTTAGGTTTGTTGTATAGGTTAGTTCTACTTGGTCTGTTAGATCATTTTCAATCCAATACTCTAAACACTCATAGTGTTCTGGAGTAATGATAACTTCGCCTCCGGCAAAGTAAACTTCTGTTACATCCTTTAGGTAAGGTTTTAACTTAGTCATGAACACTTGGTCTTCGTTGGAGTTAACAACAATAGACTTCATACCAAAGTGTTTCTCTAGTTGATCCATACCCCACTTCTTCTTAACATACTCCTCAGCCCACTGACTAGAGCAGCCAGGGCCACAACTACGGCATTTCATGTTACACAGATTACTGAATCGAATGTCCATGTACTTCATTTGGAAGTCATCAATACTGCCATCTTCGTTGGTAGCTTCGATCATGTCTATATACTCGAAACCTTTACGTTTGTTATGACTCTGACGCATGGTCCATGTACCTAACAACTCTAAGTCATAGCATCGTTTACACACATCACTGGGCTCATCCTTGAGCATGTTGCGTCGTAGAGCTTTGAAGTCTTCACTGTTCATCATTTGAATGATAGATTCATCTGACTTGATCTTGCCCACAGGCTTGTCACTGTCTGCGATACAGCAGGGCATGACATTGCCGTTGGGCCATGAGTGGAAGTGTACCCAAGGCAATACGCAAAAGTGTTTGCCTTCTTTGATTAATTGTTTTACGTCTGACATTTTAATCCTTTAAATCTTGTAATATTGCTAGTTCAGGAAATGTTTTGGCAAAGTCTTCTTTGCGTAGAGCATCATGATATAATGTATGCTTAAAGAACATTTTCTTATTTTCTTCCCATGTATCGCCATTGTCGGCAAAGTTTATAGCATCTGTGACTAATCGAGTAACACCTTGATACTGATCCCCATTGCTTTCACAGAACTGTTGTGCCTTTACTCGGGCAATGTCTTTTAATTCTCTTGGCAAGCTCTTAGCACTATAATAACTAGGATGAACTGCTAGATACAAACTGTGATACCAATCATTGGTTTGTACTAGATTCTTTTCTTTTAGATAGTTATAAAAATCTCCAATTGTACTGTAATTAAAGATACTAAACACAGTGTTTATTTGGAATACTACATAATCTAGATTTCGTAGTGTAATTAAATTACTTTCCACTTGTCCCCAATCTGTTCCGTGTCTAATCCATTCTGCCCGTTCACCATAATGATCAACAGAGCAACTTAGTTCTACCCGTTTAAAGTTTTTCCAAAGAGACAATAAATCATGATTCTTATATTTGATATTACTGGCATTGGTATTATAACGTAGTGTAATATCTGTACGACCTTTGCGAATCATTTCCTCAAGCATGACATAATGCTCTTCTGTGATCAGTGGCTCTCCACCTGCAAAGTAAGCCAAGTCGATATGGTCAATGTGTGTCAGCACTTCTTCCAACAACTTGCCCTTGCCGTCATCGGCGTGCATAATAATAGGCAATGTCTTATCATGGTGTCTGTTTTCGGCGGCCCATTGACTGCTAAACTCTGCGCCACAGGTACGACATTTGAAGTTACAGATGTTGCTAAATCGGATATCAAAGTATCGCATCTTAAAGTCTTCAACTGTACCGTCTTCTAGTGTGTTAGGAACTAGCTCATCAAATCGAGTAGCCCAATTGTCTTTACTGTAGTTGCGGAAGCTGTGTGGTCCTGCTTCTTCGTGTTTGTAACAGAACTCGCAGATCTTACTAGGTTCGTTGTTTAACATATTCAATCTTAACTGTTTCATTTCGTCAAGGTTAAATGCTGTTTCTAAACTAATCTCTTTGGTGTTACCATAAGGAGTAGAATAGTTATTACTACAACAGGGATAGATATCTCCCTTGGGTGTTACATTTAAGTGCATCCAAGGGAACATACAAAAGACCTTGCTTTCGTTTAGTAGAAAGTCTTTGTTGTGAATAGGTATTGTCTTTTTCATATGAACAGTAGATCCGCTAGTTCTGGAAATGTTTGTGCGAACTTTTCATCTCTAAGTTCATCAATTCTAATTGTTTCTTTCTTGAACATGGCCTTTTGTTCTTCCCAGGTGTTTTTAGACTGCGCCCAAGGAATAATAGCACGAACTTCACTAACACAGTGTGGAGTAAATCCCATACGTTTCATTGTCTGGGCTAGTTTCTCTATGCGATCTAAACCTTGTTGTTTTTGTTTCTCAGGTAACATAAAACAACTTAACCAACTAGGGCTGTCCATCTTGTAGATACTAAATGTATTATACTGTTTAGGGATGTACATGTTGTTATCGATTAGATACTGATAAAACGTATCCAATGTAAGGAAGTTATAAACACTGAGTACAGTATTCATTTGTAGATCAATGTTGTCAATGGTCTGTAATAATTTAAAGTTACTTTCTACCTTGCCCCAATCGGTGCCGTGTCTAATGTATTCAGCACGTTTACCAAAGTGATCTATGCTGGCAGATATCTGTACCTTCTTGTCAAAGTGTTTCCACAACTGTAGCAAGTCTTTGTCTTTGTACTTCAAATTGCTTATATTTGTATTGTATCTAAGACTAATGTCTGTACGACCTGTACGAATCATTTCCTCAAGCATGATATAATGCTCTTCTGTGATCAGCGGCTCTCCACCTGCGAAGTAAGCTACTTCGATTGTGGGAATATGACTTAATACTTCGTCAAGGAAAGTCTTTGAATCATTTTTAAACACAGGAGGAAAATAAACTTTCATACGTTTATTTTCCATTTCCCACTGACTACTGTAGTCTTGATTACAAGTGCGGCATTTGAAGTTACAGATGTTATTAAAACGGATATCAAAGTATCGCATCTTAAAGTCATTTAGTGTACCATCTTCATTGGTTGCGGCCATTGCTTCGTCAAAATGTCTGCCATATTCAAAGTTAACGCTGTCCCTAAAACTTCTAATGTTGTGTTCTTCGTGATTGTGACAGGTAGCACACATAGGATTCTTAACACCGTTTAACATATCTAACCTTAGCTGGTTCATGTTAGGTGAGTTAACCATTTGGATAAGAGAGTCAGTGCGACTATTACCCGCATTGATGTTGGGATGAGCAATACAGCAAGGACCACCAACTCCGATAGGGGTCGTATATATGTGTATCCACGGTAGCATACAGAATGCTCCGTTTTGTTTTAGTTCTTTTAAATCAGCCATTTAATAATTCGCATTCATTGTAAAAAGCAGAAAACTCAGGGAATGTTTCAATTAAGTTAGTACCCCTACGCTGATCAAGCGCATTAAACCAATTATAAAAGTCTTTCTTACCTTCTAGGATCTTTTCTTCGCTATAGGTTGTAGAGGCCATATAGTCAACTACTCGTCTAAACTTCTCATACTCAACACTAGAGAATTTAGTAGGATCAGTGTCGTCCATGTTGTCTTCGATAAACTTTAAATGGTCGTACATATAAGGCATAAACTCTTCCTTGGGTAGAATGTTCATGTCATACTGTAAGGGCTCTTTCAAATATGGAGTATCAAAGCGGACCATTTGTGGTTGATCTGTTTTATTGTATTGATTGTATTCTCTACGCCATTCTAGAATCTTTACCAACAAACTCTTAAACGTTGGCACAGCTAGAATATTAAAGGTAATCATAAAGCTAATAGGTTGTCCCGTGCTCTTAAGATATGTATCTAGGTTACGTTCCCACAACTCTAAGTCTAAGCCTGTACGAATGTATTCGGCACGTGGTCCCCATGTATCAACACTGGTAAACAATTTAAAGATTTTAATCTTTTTATTTTCAGTTAAGTGATTAACATGCTCAACCATCTTATCAACTAGTGCTGTCTTAATGCCCATGTTGCTGTTGATGTTTAACTCTAGGTCGGGCATGGGAGTTTCTTTAATGGTATTAAGAAGTTTCCATGTGCTGACGTGCATCAGTGGCTCGCCCCCTGTAACACGCAAGATACTCAATGTCTTGCTAAGTTCGGGCCACCATTTAAAAAACGCATCTACATAGGGATTCTCTTCTTCACGTTCGTAGATCTTTAGCCAGTCAACATCACAACGATGATTCTTTACTGTGTCAACGGGACCGTGTTGTTTGATTTCATTGTAGAATCTACTGCTGTACTTGGGATGACAGTAACCGCATTTAAAGTTACACTCGTTACCAAAGTTAACTTCTACATATTCTGGATTGATGTTTTGATCCCAAGGACCTCTACTAGCCTGCTTGAAGCGGGCTTCTGTATAAATGCTGGATGTCTTGATATGACGATCGCTGATGTAATCATCGCCCATGTTCTCAATGTTCCAGCAATACTTACATCCTTCTGTTTGGACGCCTGCCAACATTTCCTTGCGCTCTTGTTTCTTAATACGAGTATTATGTAGCGCACTGGGATTGTTCTTGAGTTCTTTTAAGTCAATAGGATGAGTGGGCGGATGGTAACAACTATGTGTCTCGCCGGTTTGTAGATATAAAGTTGTGTGGTGCCACTTGGCCAAACAAAATGTCGGACTGACTTTATTCACAATCGGAATAATCTTTTGTATTTTTTCTTTATTAGTATCTGACACTTATTGGTTCCTTACACCTGGGTAAAGGTCGTCAAACCTTTGTTCTAACCAACTTCTGTCATTGATAGAAGTTAGAGCTGTGTTGTCTTTGACAAACTGTTCTGCTTGTACTGCGGCTTCATTAGCATACTTACCAAATGCTCTATCTGAGCCTTTGTTCTTCCAGCTATTAAATCTCTGATTGTGGGCAGGGTTATCAGGTTGTGTTTTTATATTATAGCACAATTTTACACATTCTCTAAACGCAGATCGCCAAGTAGAGAATTCATCTGTATTGTATGCTGTAGTATTACTGATCTTGCTGATAACTTTGAGTTTGGGCATAGATCCTGTTAGATCTAAACTAGTCCATTTCTTAATGTGTAACACAGTGTTCTTAGCAAATAGTTTAACACCACCGTAGCCATAAGTCAAATCATTTACGGGGTTACGGCTATACCAAACATAGGCGCAGTCTCGATCAAACACACCAGGCTGGTAATCAAACTTCCAAGAGTCTTCTAGGTAAGCATCGCCGTCAACAACATAGAACATATCGGACTTGGCTAACTTAGCGGCTTCACGATGTGCTTCAAGTATTCCGGTAACACCACTAACACGTTTGGCCCAAGGAGCTTTCTCTAACACTCTGCGGTAGTTGTCTTCGGCGTTAGGTTCATTGTAAC